CCTGCGATAGACGCCATGCCCACCGCCGCCACTATCAATAAAGCGATGGAAGATGAGATGAAAGCCGCGGCTCTTAAAGCTAACCCGCCTTACATGGCTTTCACTGATGCGCTGATAAATCCCTACAATTTTCAAATTGCCCCTAATTCATTTATTCCTGTTAATGCGATGGGGACTGAAAGTTGGCCCCTTGCCCCTCTACCGGGCGGAGGAGATATTTCTTTTACCACTATCGTGATTAACGATTTGAGAAGTCAAATCAATGAGCTCATGATGGCGCAGCCCATGCAAATGCCACAAGCTGGACCCGTGCGCACCGCAACCGAAGTCGCGATTATCCAACAAGAACTTCGAGAAAATGCGGGCGCGAGTTTCTCGCGCGTCCAACGTGAGCTTTTTTTACCGCTGGTTAAAAGAGTGCTGTGGATACTTAAAAAGAAGGGGCTAATCGAGCCCATTGTCATCGATGGAAAAGAAGTCGCCATTACTTTTGCCACCCCGCTGTCGGCGTCTAAAGACCAAAGCGATGTGCAAAACTTCATGAATTTTTTTGAACTGATGTCAGCGCTTTTTACACCGGGAATCGCGATCAATTTAGTCGATGCGCCGAAACTTCCTCGGTGGATTGGAGAAAAACTCAGTTCAGATTTATCTCTAATTAAAAATGAATCTCAAATTATTCAACTCATTCGTCAAGCCCAGGAGCTAGCAGAAAATGCCGCAGAACAACAGCAACCAGGGCCCCCTCAGTGAAGCTTTACTAAAAGCTAAACAAGAGCGCTTCATTACACTTTGCTACAACGTTTTTCAGTTAAATAAAGACGGCAAAGAACTTTTATTTTTATTAAAAGAATCTTTAATCGATAAAACGCCGGTGGCTGATCCGACCAAGTCCGAAAGTCATGCTTACTTTCGTGAAGGACAAAATAACATCATTAGATCACTCTACGCCAATATCGAACTAGCAGAAACGCTTGCCAAACAAAATTAAAAAAGGACCTTTCATGACGGATACGACTTCTAATTCCAGCCTTGAGGCGCCAACTGCAAATGATAAACTTCCTGATCAAAGCAGTCTTTTAGACTTAAGCCAACCACCAGTGTCAGCAAGTGACGCCCCCATTACTACTACCAGTAGTGACTGGGCTTGGGCTGAAGGACTGAAAGGCTCGGGCGACCGGCCTGAGTGGCTTCGCGAAAGATACAAGTCGGTGTCCGACCAGGCCAAAGCTTATACAGACTTAGAAAAAAAATTTGGTGAGTTTAAAGGCGCGCCAAAAGAAGGCTACGATTTTGAAAAAGTCGAAGGCTTGGAAAAAGACAGCCCCCTGCTGCAAAGCTTTGCTAATACCTTTAAAGAGCTAAATTTATCTCAACAAGGTTTTGAAAGAGTCGTTACAGAGTTCGTTAACAATCAGGTCACTATGATTGAGACCGACGCAAAAGCTGAGATGAAAAAGTTGGGACCACAAGGGCAAGCCATGCTGCAACAAAATCAGCAATGGATCAAGAATCATTTTCCTCCCGATATCCAAAAAACAATTGCCGCTTGGGTGCTGACCGCTGAAGATGTCAAAGCGCTCGATACGCTTAGGGCTTTTATGCCCACGTCAAAAGTGCCGTCGGCGCATGACATGAGTCAAACAGCCATCTATGAATCGCATGCCGATGTTAAAAATGAAAAAATACAAAATTGGATAAAATATAAAGAGGAACCGAATTATCGTAAAAGCTTGGATGACAGGCTAGCTAAAGCTAAAACTCGCGCTGATGCGGGAAAAAGGTAAGTTGCAAAGCGTGTAAACTGCGGCTACACTAAAAGCCATCAAGATCCACCCGTGGGCACTCTTGTCTAATAAATTTTAGGCCTTGGGCTCGCGGGACACTCTTTATAAGACCCCTTCAGCGACTTAAGATACCCTAAAGAAAAAAACAAGTTTTTATTTTTTTTCAAGGAGCTATCATGTCCATTAATCTTCCCGCTGTAGCAATTGATGCGTTTGAATCCGATGTTCACGCGGAATATCAATCTTCAGGTTTTAAAACTCGCACGGCCATTCGTATACGTAACAATGTCGTCGGCGCAACGCTGCAATTTCCCGTGTCAGGCGAAGGCATAGCGCAGCAAAAAGCGCTGCAAGCTGACATCATCGCAATGAACGTTTCTTACACTCCTGTCGTGCTCACGCTTCAAGACTGGCATGCAGCAGACTATACAGATCTCTTCGCTCAAGCCGAAGTAAACTTTGACGAAAGAATGGAATTGGTGAAGACTTGTGCCATGTCTATCGGCAGACGTATGGATCAGATGGTCATCGACGCACTAGATGCCTCTAACACAGCCAACGTCATTGTGAACGGCGGCACAAATTTCACTTATGCTAAAGTGCGTGACGCTATCAGCCAAATGCATCAGAAAAACTCCGGTGACGCAGGCATTTATGCGCTCGTGTCAGCCATCGCTGAAGAAAGACTACTGGACGAAGATAAACTAACCTCAAGTGATTTCGTAAACTCTCGCGTCGTTGAAAACGGCGGCCTCCAAGGTTTGCGTTTAGCCGGTGTAAACTGGACTGTTGTTGGCGACATGACCGAAGGTGGTCTGCCAAAAACCGGAAATATTAGAGATTGTTTTTTCTGGGATAAGATGGCTGTCGGCATGGGTATCGGCATTGATTTCAGAACTGAAATTAATTACGTTCCCGAAAAATTGTCGTTTTTAGTGGCTTCTCTTTTTAAAGCTAACGCCCGCGCTATTGACGCAAAAGGCATCGTTAGAATCGCAATCGACGAAACCGCATAAGGAATAAATCATGGCTTTTAACGTACAGAATTTGAATAATTCGTCCTCTGGCGCGGCTGACGCGCCCAGGATTTGGACGTACAAGACGACGGTTGATGCGCTAGCTGCCGTCGTGACCAGCGCGTACTTCAACACCATGAAAAACGCGTTCAAAGTTTCAGATCTTATCTGGGTCGTCGCAAGTGATGATGAGTCGTGGGCAAAAGTATCTGCCGTGACTCCTAACGTCACTACCACTACCACCATCTAATCGTGATAAGGGGGGCTCAGCCCCCTTTTTTAAAAGGAATTTTTCATGCCATTTAATATCAATAAAATGAATAACATCACCAGCGGCGCCGCCGACTCATCTCGCGCTTATGCCTATAAATCCACCACCGATACTTTAGCCACTATTATTGCCAACGGATATTTCGATACGCTTTTAGTCCCCTTGCAAATCGATGACACTATTTATATCAAAGGCTCTGACTACGCCGGGCTTTTTGCCGTCAGTGCTGCCACCACAACTGTAATCTTACAGTCCTTTGGGGTTTTGAAAGCACAAGTCATTGTCACCAGCGCTCAAATTCTAGCTTTACGAGCCACCCCCATCACTGTGATTGCAGCGCCAGGCGCTGGTAAAATAATTGATTTTATTAGTGCTAATTTGCAATTGGATTACAATGCGGCTGCCTACGCTGAATCGGCAGACAACACTGTTTTTCGCTACACGGGCGCAGCAGGAGTCATCGTGTCTCAAGCGATTGAGTCTACCGGTTTTCTAGATCAAACGGCTGATACTAGAAATTCCGCTATCGCTAAAATCGACCAAATCGCGGCAAATTCCGCTTGTGAAAACCAATCGCTAGTGTGGCATAACACCGGAGATGGCGAATTTACTGACGGTAACAGCACAATTGTCATCGACGTGGCTTACAGAATCGTAAACGGCGTGTAAACAAAAAAGGATTTTTTATGGCGGGGCCCACTACTGACATCGAGATCATGTCAAATGCTGCGACTTTACTCGGTAAGAGATCTTTTGCCACTATCGACGACGCCGATGAATTCGCAGTAAGTTTGCAAAAATTTTACGACTTACTGGTCGACTCTGAACTGGCGAAAAATGCCTGGAAATTTGCTAAAAAACAGATCTCTTTGTCACTAGTAGCGGGCTTTAACCCTGATTTTGCAGAGTACAGCGCCGCCTACGATCTACCGGCCGATTTTTTATCTTTAGTTCGCCTTTTTCCTCATGTGCCTTTTCAAATTTTTGGGCCAAGAATTTATACGGGCTCATCAGGGACGCTTAAAATCGAGTATAACTATCGAGCGCCTGTCACCCACTGGTCAGCCCCCTTTAAAGAGTACATGGTGTACAGCTTAGCTACTATCGTAGCGGCCTCGGTCACGGAAGACCCCTCTCTTATGCAGATGATAGCGCAAGAGCGCCGAAGCGCCCGCGCAAGCGCGATGTTCGTCGATGCGCAAAACTCCCCAAATCGGGCCATCCAGAGTAACCCGTGGTTGGAAGTAAGAGGACGAGGAAATACGCGTTCTGGCTGGGGGCAGTAATGTCTATCAGACAAATTCAATCAACGTTTAGCTTGGGTGAACTGGACCCAAAACTTTTCGCCAGAAGCGACTTTGAAGGCTACTATAAAGGTGCAAAAACATTACGTAACGTCCTCGTTATTCCGCAAGGCGGCGTGACCCGACGCTTTGGACTGACTTACTTAGCGACAGTCGTTGATACCGGAGATGCTAACGAGCCAATCACAAATCCTACTGAAATAAACGGGCTAATTTTTGATTTTAGCCCAAGCAAATCTTTTTTAATCATTGCCAGGCCTCATGATAGAACGGGCACTCCCGCCGTAGCTTTTGACATTTATTTAGATGATGCGCTTCAAGCCACAGTGACCACAACCGACTACACCATCGCGCAAATCTCCGAGCTATACTTTTTCAGAGCGCAAGATCGAGTGCTGATATTGCATGAGGACGTGCAGCCGCATCAGCTGGTGAGGGGCGCTAATGACGCGACGTGGTCAACCAACGCGATAACTTTTTCGATTTTTCCGGCCTTTGATTTTTCTATTTTTGATGGAACCAGTTATCGAGGGCCTACGGTCACTTTCACACCAAGTGCGACAAGCGGCATTGGGATCACATTAACCGCTGTTAATGCCACTTTTACAGCCGGTCACGTGGGCGGTCTTTTTACAGGCGCGGGCGGCGTGATGAGAATCACCGCGGTTAACGGTGCCGGCACAGTGGCCACCGGCACCACCTTGAAGCCTTTCGATGCCACCACAGCTATAAAAGGAGTCGATGCGCTTTTAGAAGGCGTCGCTTGGGGCGACTACACGGCGGGCACGCCTGCGGGAAGTAGTCGCGGCTGGCCATCGCGAGGATGTTTTTTTCAGACACGACTAGTGCTGGCAAATAGCGCCGTTTTACCTAATTTGCTGTGGTTTTCATCTACTAGCGACTATTACAACTTCGACGACAGTTCATCGCTCGATGTTTCAGGTTTTAGTATCGGGTTGGGCAGTGACGGGAATGAGGAGGTAAGGGAACTGGTGGGCACTAAAGCGTTGATTGCTTTAGGTCTACAAGGGCTGCATTCCACCTCTCTTTTTATCGACCAGCCCGTGACTCCAGCGACTACTTTTTTGACAGAGCAGGCGCGCAGCGGCGCTGCAGACTTGCGAGCGCAAATTGTCGACAATCAAGTTTTTTATGTCGACAAAAACAAACAGCAAGTAAACGCGGCGCGATACGATATTAATGCGAGTAGTTTTGATGTGGTCGATGCCACAATTTTTTCGCCGCAGATTATCGATGATCCAAAATCAACCGCTGTCTATCGTCCAAGCAGTAATGCGGGGTCTTTTTATCTGGCCACTAATGTCGGCGGCACTCTAGGAGTTTTTCAAAGCTTATTGCAGCAGACCGTTCAAGCGTGGACCCTCAGTGATACCCGGGGATATTTTGAGCGCGTGTTAGCCTCGCTTGAAACAGGTTATGCGCTGATTAGACGTTCCATTTCTACGCTGACCGTGGTAACGGGCTCGGCCACCCAACTTTATAAAGCCAATGCCGATTTTGAAGCTTTTACGGACATCCGTGCCAGCAGCCTAGCGGGAAATATCCCGTTATTTGAAGCGGTGGGCGCCTATCTATTGATAGGGCATGACTCGCCTTTTTTCCGCTTAAGATTAACGTTTGCTACCGCCGCGAGCGTAAGCCTAGCGCCCCTTTTTGAGTATCTCGATGATACAAAAACTTGGCGTTCTTTTACGACAACGGACAACACGTCGGGGATGACTGCAGACGGCAGCATCATTTGGTCATTACGTAACGACGTTAGCGACTGGGCCCCGCAGTCTTTAACAAAATCTCTTCCTACAAACTCTGTAACCGGCGTCGATAAAAAGTTTTGGATGCGCATCAAGCGAACGACGGCCGTAGTGGCTACGACGCCCATCGAGCTGGGCATCTTTATCAATCAGGCTGAAAGATTAAATTTAGAGAGGCTGGATTTTGCCGAGTATACGGATGCGACCGAAAGAACGACGAGCGATGCGGATGGCCTGGTGACAGGTCTGTCTCATTTGCTCGGTCATCAAGTGTTCGCGCTGGTGGATGATGTGCCGGAGGGGCCTTTTTTTGTCAATAGCAACGGTCAAATTACCATCAGCGGACAGTCCAGTAATGTTCGAGTGGGTTTGAATTTTCAGCCAGTTATTGAGCCTATGCCACTGGTGGTGCAAGCGGCTTTTTCGCAAAGCGTCTACCAACCGAAACATCTGAAAAGCATCTATGTGGATTATTACGAAAGCTTAGGAATCACCGTAAACGGGCTAGAGATTCCCACTTTAAAACTCAACGAATTAGTTTTAGATCAGACGCCTATTCCCGCTACCGGGTTTTTCGAGATTACTCCGATGCGCGGATGGGACCCACGAGGCACGAATACAATTTCGCAAGATTTACCCTTGCCGATGACGCTGCTTGGCATCGGCTATAGACTAGAGGTCTCATAAAAATGGATCCAATCACAATCGCCCTTCTTGTCGCCAGTGCGGCGGCCACGGCGGGCGGTCTGTCTGCCTCAGCCTCGCAGTTTAGGCTGGATATAGCGACTATTACCGCCGAGACTGAGGCCGCAAAACTTCAAGCTACCGAGCAAGCGCTAAGCCAAGCGCAAAGTTTTACTCAAGCTTTAGCCTCTCAGCTGGCCTTAAGTGCTATGCGCGAAGGCGCAGGCGGCTCTTTAGTAAGGCAGTTTGGGGCAGAGAGCGTGTCTAATATGCTGGCAGACCAAAGGTCTTTTAGCCGTCAGCAAAGCTTCATCGATATCAGCTCGCAGTTGTCGCGCGCCGGCGCGCGCACCGCCCGCTTTAAGCGAAATGTGTCAAGCCTCAGCAGTCTTTTTTCTCAAGGCCTTGGATCAGTTAATGCGTCAGGGGGCTCTTAATGACTGAGCTAAAAGTTCTTCAGAGAAAATTTATTGAAAATAACATCTCTTTGCCGCGCAATAATACTTTTGCAGGGTTGCAAGATTCGCTGACGTCTCTGTCTTCTTTAGGCACTTTTGCCGCTGAAAAAATCGCGGTTGAAAGAGCTACCCAGCAAGGACTGACCGATGCCCAAGCCAATCAAGGGTCGCCAAAAAGATTAGCGCCAGGATTAACAAAAGCCACTGTTGCGTATAACAACGCTTATAACAACATGGAAACAAACTTAATTTCGCTCACCACTATGGCTCTGATGGATGACGATCTACGGTCGCAATCAGAGCCCGGTAAACTAAACTCAACTAGCGTGGCCACTTACAGTGAATTTGCAAAAGCCCGCATCGAAGGCGCGCTTGATGGGACTAGCGAGCAAAACAAACCGGATGTCGGGCTAAGACTAAGTCAGCATCTGATGAGCAGCTTAGGCCGCATGAGCGATAAAGTGTCGGCGTTTAACCTGCAACAATTGGATAATAATTTTTCTTTTGTTTTAGATAAAAATGTTTCCAGCATTTATGAATCGTCTTTAGGGGGCGATGCAGAAGGCATCAAAATGGCCGCAAATGCAATTCAAGATTTAGTCGCAGACAGAAAAGCGCTCAATCTATTATCTCCCGCTCAAGAGCAAGCCATCTGGGCACAGACAAGTGCGGCATTGATAGATAGCCAGTTCACAGCAGGATATTTAGACTCGCGCGTAAAAGGCACCAGCGAACAATACTTGTCCGATTTTGCAACAAATAAGCCGGATGATATCACTTTTGACCAGTGGAGATCGACAGCAAGCAAGCTACTGTCGCTTAAATCTCAGCAAGATAAACTGGTGTCTGAACAACAAACACTTAAGCAAGTAGAGTGGACTCAAAAACTAGAAACTGGCCAGATACAAAGTCTTCAAGATATCGAGCCGGCTCGCAGTCAAATGCCTGCCGCCGATTTTACGCAGCTACAGACCAGATTTATTAAGAGTCAACACTCGCAATTTAGCCAGCAGCAAAAAATTACGGAGTTTTTGCAACTAAATGTTACTAATCCTAGCTCAGCTGCTTCAATGAGTGCTGACGTTAAAAATGACGCTTACCAGCAGTTGATAAACAGTGGCGAAGCTCGAAAAAGAGCCTCCACTGGTGATGCGGACGTGAAACTATCTTTGATCGAAAAAGCTGATATGGTCAGCGTTTTTAACATTCCAATCCCTGCTTTTAATGACGAGCTGTCTTACGCGCTAATTAATGGCACACCTTCTCAAGCGCTTCAAGGCGCACTTGCTTACAAAAGACTAGCAGGGGAAAGTAATCGTCTGGACGATTTGAGCGCTGCGCTGAGCTTAGATAAAACCGCGGAGCAAATTGCGGTCTCCGCTCTTTTTCAAGCCGACTTTAGTACGACCGAGCTGCCTGCCGCTATCGAGGTAGCGCGTAAAAATATTTTATTGTCGACTGATATTGAGCGCCAAGCGCGAGTGCGCGCCTATGAAACTACTTTTGGTCAAACTCGAGTCGGCGTTAAAAATACCAAGGAGATTTTTAAAGAGATATTTGATCGTGATGCTGATAAAAGCCCTACAGCCTACCTGGTCATGCAGCGTCTTTTGCGACTGAATGCGGCTGAAATGCCAGGCTTAAGCGAAGCGAAAGAGATGACGAAGCGGCAAATGGCCCCTGTGTGGGGCTCTTCCGCACACGCCAAAAACAAAGACGAAATAATGTTTTTTCCGCCTGAGAAAAACGTGGCTTTTATTGAAAATGGAAGATGGTTCGAGAATCAAAAGATTTTAGCCTTGCATCAGATTACTAAAAACTTTTCACGGCAAGCAAGCGCCGACTCCTCTTTTACGCCAAGCGTCATGGTGAAGTGGGATGGGCCTCCTATCCCCGATCAGCTGAGTGAAGAAAAATTATTAAGCGAGTCTTTACTAGGCACGTCTACTCTTAGTCAATCGCTCAAGCCTCCCATGGCCACGCTTAATATCGATGGTAAAAAGCGTGAAATTTATATCGACTCTGATGCCTCTACGCGAAATCGAAACGATGGCAGATTGACTTATGGTTTTTATTACACGGATGACTTGGGTTTCACTCAGTCCGTTCCAGATCCTTTTAATTCTTCAGGCGTAGCCGAGTGGGCCATCCTTCCTTTTGACTCTTTTCTTCCGCAGACATCACGGCAGCTGATGGATAAAACCATCGACCAGATCAGTGAAAAAGAAGCCAGAGCGCTTTTTGACCGAGATAATCCTCGGCGCTTTATCTTAGAAAATTTGCCGCTCACGGGCCAACCAACTCGCTTAAGTCGGACGCTAAAACAAAAAGAATTCGTGGAGTCTACAGCACCAGAGATAGCTGCGCGCCTGCGCTCAAGAAGAGACAGCGAATGACAAACTTACTGCTAAATACAGAAGAATTGAGCCAAAGCTTACTGCAAAGCGCACCTTCCGGGCTTGTCCCACAGGAAGTGCCCCTTGATACCTCCGTATCAGGAAGTGTAAGTGGAGCCCTTTTTAGGCGCGAAAATATGGTCGGTTCTTTTCTTGAAAAGCGGAGCCTTAAATCGGAGCTAGACAAGATATCTCAAGACCCAGAGTACGATTATTTTGATAATGTGCCGGCAGATTTGGACGCTTATCGCGACAGCTTTGTGTCGACGACCAGCTTTGAGGCTCGTGATGTGGTGGCGGCAAAGATACGTCGCGAACTGTCGGATCAAGCCACCCTTGCGGATAACCCCGTCTCGAGTTTTTTTCTAGGGGTGGTGATTAGCAATTTAGATCCGAGCCTTTTATTGCCGGGTGGACTCTTATATAAAACCGCAAATATTAACTACGGTCTGGCTAAAAGCGCACTAGCTGTGGGCCTGGCAAGCGGTGTGCAAGCCTCTCTACAAGAAGCCGCACTCATTCAATCGCAGGAAACTCGTCAAGCCGCTGAGTCCGTTTTTAATGTTTTTGCGGCTACTTTGCTAGGCTCAGTGGCAGGNGGAATTGGG